AAAATGATGACTGGACCTTTTGTACCAATCGAAGAACTGTCCAAGCACTTCTCTGTATCGGTTTCGACCATACGAGCATGGGTGCGCCAAGGACATATCCCAAAAGCTACCTACATAAAAGTAGGTAACACGTACCGCTTCTCGATTGACGATGTGTCAATCGCCTTGACTAAGAAAGACAACGCCGCAACTGCCGCTGTTGGTGGTGTAGCCGCTGTCTCTAATGTCGAGTTAGTGCAAGGTTATACCGAGCACGATGCTGAGCCAGACTTAGACGAGGACTTGTGAGGAGAGGCATATGCAGAACGTAGGTGAAGTACGCCGCCGTATCAGTATCAACGGAGGTAAGTTTCGTGAGTATATTAACGGTCAACAAGACACAGTGCATGAAGGTGCATTGAACGTAGTAATCTTGAACGCCGCTAAAATCTCTCGCTCTTACTACGCAGGGGAGTATGATGCTAGTAGCCCGACACGTCCTACGTGTTGGTCAGCAGACACTAGTGCACCTGCACCAGAGGTGAAGCAAGAAGATCGCCAAGCCCACCGTTGTATGGACTGCCCCCAAAACATTAAGGGGTCAGGATCAGGTACGTCACGTGCATGTCGGTTCGCGCAACGGTTAGCCGTGGTACTAGAGAACGACTTTACCAAAGTGTACCAACTGCAATTACCTGCAACCTCGTTGTTCGGTAAAGCGAAGGACGGCAAGATGCCGATGCAAGCCTACGCGCAGTACCTTAGTTCTCATAACACCCCTGCTATATCTGTGATAACCGAATGCGTGTTTGATCGGGGTAGCGTAGTACCAAAACTATTCTTCAAGGCGGTGCGCCCTCTTGCGGAAGATGAAGTAAGCCTCGCGGTTTCAAAGGCTGAAAGCCAAGAAGCTAAAGAGGCTATAACAATGTCAATATCAACGCCCTCAAGGGGGTCAATCTTTGCGGAAGTAGACGGATTTGTCTATGACGCAAATGCAAATTAAGGAGACTTTTATGTCTGAGCAATACGTAATTAAAAAAATAACTGCCATGTATCCTAAACTAGATAAGACCTACAGATACGATAACGAGCAACAACGCTCTGTATCTTGTGGGGCAACGGATGATGGTGCTGAGTATTCAGTAAACTTCATTATGGATGACGCAACAGCCAAGGCTTTGTGGTCATACATGAAAACAACTTACGCCGAAGAAAAGAAAAAGAACTGGCCTGAGATTAAAAACCCATTCAAGAAAACAGATGATGGGATGTGGTCGCACAAAGCTAATCTGAAGGGCGCATACAACGGCGACAAGACTAAGAAGCCTTCACAGTTTGATGCGAAGACTAACGAACTGCCTGATGATTTCCAATTGACAAGCGGTAGTATCGTGAACATCGCAATCAAAGGCATACCCTACAGCGGTTCAATGGGTGCAGGTTGTTCCCTAAGACTGCAAGCGGTGCAGGTATTGAAACTCGCAGAGCGTAAGCAATCGAATCCATTTGGCGCTGAAGATGGGTATAACTCCAAGGAGGATAACCCGTTTACAGCAGAAGTCGAAGAAGAAGTTGTAGCAGAGGTTGTTGAGGAACCGATTGAGGAACCTACCAAAGTTGTAAAGAAGACTGCATCCGCACCGCCTACGGATGACAGTGATTTGAGTTCGATTATTGATGACTGGGATGACGAGGACTAATCGTGTAGTCAAAGTAATCGAACTACGCCACGGTGGGGGTAACTTCTTTCACCGTGGCGGTTTAGGCAATGGGTGGACCAATGGAAACAAAAACATTTTTATCGAAGGCACTGAGTGGTGGGGGCTACTACTGTGTATTTGCGGCACGATCAAGTGACGAACGCAAAGCACAGAAGTTCTATGACTCAATAGATGCCGTTGTCGATGCCGCCCACAATTATGATAAAGAAGGATACGATGTTTATTACGGACTAGCTACGTTTGATCAAGCAGGTTCACGTAAAGTCGATAACGTAAAGAGACTAAACTCTTTCTTCCTCGATCTGGATTGTGGTCCGAGCAAAGAATTTTTAAATCAAGAACAGGCTATACAGGCACTACGGCGTTTCTGTAAACGCAACAAACTACCGAAACCGACGATGGTTAATTCGGGGCGTGGCATACACGTGTACTGGTTTTTAGAAGAATCGGTGTGTTTGGATGATTGGTTGCCTGTCGCGGAACGCCTCAAAAGATTGTGTGCACAGCAAGATTTCTACGCTGATCCCGCAGTCACGGCAGACGCCGCACGTGTGTTAAGAGTTCCTCACACACATAACTACAAGACTAAGCCCCCGTCAGACGTGGGCTTTTTTGGCTTGACCGCTAAGTTTGAGGCTGTCGATTTTGACACATTCTCAGGCTTACTTGGTTCCGAGCCGATACCAGTTCCCACAAAAAACATACCTAGGGAACTCAGCGCGACCATGCAGAACCTAATGGGCAATCAGGAAAACCTGTTTAAGGACATACTGATTAAGACCCAACGGGGTGAAGGATGTGAACAGCTTAAATATATAGTCCGAAACCAAGAGACTATGAGCGAACCATTGTGGAGGGCAGGGCTATCTATTGCGAAGTTCTGCACTGATGGGGATAAAGCTATTCACTTGATGTCGAAGGGGCATCCAGAGTACACGCCAGAAGACACGCAACGTAAGATGGAACAGATAAAAGGCCCATATACGTGTGCACGTTTTGACGAGTACAACCCTGACATCTGTAGAGACTGTCCTCAATGGGGCGCTATCAAGTCTCCTATCGTACTTGGTAAGAAGTTACGTGAAGCTGAGACTGACGATGAAGGTAACTATGTAGCGGAAAGCATCGAAGAAGACGAGCCGACCTACGTTATACCCAAGTACCCACCGCCCTACGTGCGTGGGTCAAACGGTGGTGTGTATGTACGTACCACCAATGAAGACGGCGATGTAGACGAGAAGAGAATATACCATAACGACTTATACGTTGTTAAACGAATCAAGGACCCCGAGCTGGGCGAGTCGTTGGTTATGCGTCTGCACCTTCCCCGAGACGGGGTGCAAGAGTTTACACTGCCAATGAGTTCAGTCACGTCAAGCGAAGAGTTCCGAAAGAAACTCTCGTCTCAGGGCGTTGCAATTAAAAAGATGGATGAACTGATGTCATACACACTAAGTTGGGTGGATGAATTACAAGCCACCAGTACAGCAGACGAAGCCCACGTCCAGTTTGGTTGGGTCAACGATAAGTTAGATACGTTTATTTTAGGTAATCAGAAAGTTAAACCTGACTGCATAGAATTTAACCCACCTGCCAACCAGACAGTGGGGTTCTTCCCACACTTTGAGGCCAAGGGTACATACGAAGCATGGCGTGAAAACTTGGAACTATGGAACGACGATAAGTTTTTATTACAACAGTTCGCCATTGGCATGGGCTTTGGTAGTCCTCTGATGGAATTTTTGAATGAAAACTGTGGGGCAGTAGCGTTCATAAACAACGAGTCTGGTACAGGCAAAACCATGATGATGTACGCCACGGCAGGTATATGGGGCAACCCAAAGAAACTTGTTTTGGATAAAGCCGATAGCGTTGCGTTCAAGATGAACCGTGCAGAAGTGATGCACAGTCTACCGACAGGTATTGACGAGGTTACTAACTTAACACCACGTCAAATGTCTGACCTTATCTACCAAGGCACGTCTGGCAAACAGCGAGGGCGTATGACCGCCAGTGCTAATGTGGAAAGACACCAAGGTAGAGAGTGGAACCTGCTAATGCAGTACACCGCAAACGCATCCATCATTGAGACCGTTAGTCGTGGTAAAGCTATGCCGAAAGCAGAAGCACAGCGTATTCTTGAGTGCCGAGTGGACAGGATATTCGACGAAGTTAAGGATAAAGAGATACAAGACACGTTCAAGACTAACGTCTTTGAGAATTACGGACACGCAGGTATACCTCATATCCAGTGGATCATGAACAATGTTGAAGAGACAAGGCGTATAGTAAAACAGATTCAGAAGCGCGTTGACGAAAAGGCTCAGCTAACTTCAGAGAACCGTTATTGGTCTGATACAATGACTGCCACAATATCAGGGCTACTGATTGCCAAGAAGATTGGACTTCATGATTTTGATGTCCAGAAAGTTTTTAAGTGGGCAACTACTGACCTTGTTTCACAAAACAAACGAGGACTAAACGAGATGACTGGTTCAGTAACTGACATCATGGGCGACTTCTTTGCCGAAAACATAAGCTACATTATTCAGATAAAAAGCACGGTAGATAACCGTGGGGTACAAGGTAACGGCCTTGACGAACACGTGGTGCCAGAACAAATTGCACGAGGCAGACTGGTTGCACGGTATGAGACTGACACGAAACTCTTTTTTGTTAAACCAAAACCTCTTAAAGAGTGGTGTGGTGAGTTGCAGGTTAACTACGCACACTTGGTTAGCGAGATTATGAAGAAGTGTGAGGGCAAGCGTAAGAAGATACGGCTAACCAAGGGTACAAATTTACAGCTACCCCCTGCCGATACAATAGTTATGAAATTTGATGCAGACCCTGACAATGAAGGTATTGAGAACGTATGACTTAGCGCCTGATGGCGTGACAATAGAAGTTAATTGGGAGAACATGGCTATCGGTTCTTCCATTTTTGTACCCTGTGTAAACACTGACGAAGCAGTAAAGCAGGTAAACAAGATATTCTGTGATAGACACTGGGAGCTAGAACACCGACTACGTATTGAAGGTGGAAATTTAGGGGTACGTTTCTGGCGCACAGTGTGATAAAGTTCGATAGACAGCATTGGTCCACCCCTCACGACTGTCTGTCGTTCTCCCTGACCCCCTCTTCGGAGGGGGTTACTTTTTGTTATTCCACAACTCAAACAACACTTTGATCTTCTCTTTGATCTGTTCGATGTCCGAGTGCATCTTCGCAAGCACAATCACCAGAGTCACGAACGCCGCCGCGATAGGCCAAACTACCCCTATGGCGTCCATTATTTCCATATTCAGTTCGTGCTTTCAGAGGTTCTACTTTCGTATAGCGCTTCTAAGGTGCCAATACGGATAGTCAGTTCGTGTACTCTATCTTGCATCTCACGTAGTTCTACTACGTCACGTTCTAATCCTTCTATTAACATGTCCTGACGCGCATCCGCAGGAAGCGAACCAAGCTGTCCTCTAGGCCATAAAATCCTAAATTCAGAATTAGATTTGATCTCAACATCCGTCATATCAATGTTGTGTTCAAGTGTTGTGAGCCGTGATTCAATGGAAAAGTACGCCATCGTAGCGATAGCCGTAAAAGCAATCATACCCAAGATGTTCTTGAGTGGGATTGTCAGGTTCGTGTTTTCAGATAGTTCTGCCATGCTACCTCGTTGGCGGCATAAAGCCGTTCCTTACACCGTAAAGATGTTCCTCTGCGGCTCTACGCATCGCCGGGGACAGTGATATACCGTTATACATCTCCTCAGAACTTTTCACGTGTTGTTTTAGTGAGCGGTTGATTGAGTCAGTGGTCAATTCAAAACTTGGGTGTTCGCGGTTAAACTCCTGTATCTCACGTTCTAACCGTCCGATCTCAGCCCAATCAGCTTGCCGTGCGGCAATGTAATACTTTCTAGTGAGGTCAGACCGTTGCTTAGAAAGTGCGCGGTCTATGCGCTTTATTCTTTGGTTCTCTTCTTGGATACGTATGTATTCTGCGGGGGCGAATCCTAGGAACTGTGTAAACAACTCACCACCTGTCATATCGTCGTAGATAGGATTTGTTCGGCGTGAGTAAATTCCGCCGTCTTGTTGGTATCGACCTAAAGACTTATACGCATTGGAGAAACCGACAGGTAGGATATTTTCAATACCGCGTTGTGTTTCACCGTTTAACAGGTCTACAACACCTCGCCCTGCGCGTTTTGTCACACTAAGTGCAGGTCCACCGATGTAGTAACCAATAAACTCTTCGGCAGACGGATCAGGGTTGTACCTG